AGGCCAATCTATCACAGAACCTGTACCGCCTGCCTGTATCTTGAACTTGTCCAGTACAATACCGTCTGAGAACTCAGCAATATTATACTCCCCTATATTATACTCGTAAACTACTGCCGTGTCAAGTCTTTTCGTAAAAGCAAAGTAATTTTCGTTATAATCAAAGCCCCACTTGACAGCCACATTCTGGTTAGAACCGCCAATAACCACAAATCCAATCTGCTTCATTATCTTTTCGATGGTGGGCTGCTCAAAGTCAAAGTAGTTGGTATAGTAGCTAAACCGATACTCAGCCCCGTTGTCTGCATGACCGTAGTACTTACCAATATATCCGGGCTTTCCAATGTATAGGTCTTTAGAGTTGGTTACTATAAAAGATTTAGGCTCTATACTGGTCCAAGTAGTCACCCTAGCTGCTCCATCCTGCAGAGGAGTCCTCATGTCAAAACAGTACACTGACTTGGTGATAGGAAGGCTAAGTAGGTAGAAGGCATCCCTGTCATAGTAGACAGACTTGATATTAGCTGCTGTCTCAGAGGCCACGCTAGTCATTAGCTCATCTCGTACATTCTTGGAGATATCCCGCATAGGCAAGGACTTCTCCTGAATAACCCTCTGAAGGCTTCTAACCCCAGAGTCAGACAAGAAGATGATATCTGTACCAGTACTTTGAACAGAGTCCCTAGCGATACAGCCAACATTAGGGATATAGTCTGCTAAGGTCAGTGTTGTGACATCAATTGGGTTAGCATAGACAGCAATGTTATTACGACCAAAGATAATAAGGAATCCGTTGTGCGCTGCAATAGCTACTATCTTGTCCGTGTTAGGGAATACAGAGTTTAAGGACAGAGATCCAGAGTCTCCACCTTGGAAGTCTGATCCGTCTAGTAACCTAGTAAAGTAGACCGTCTGTGGGTCTCCTGCTATGTCTGCCACCCAGATACGTCCATAAGCCGCTAAAGCGCAGTTAGGGGCAAAGTCACCTACAGAATACCCCAAAGGCATTGTCCCGATATCACCAAGTCTCTGGTAGCCGTATGAGCCTGTGTGAGAGTGTGGATTAGCAGACGTTGTTACTGTGCTAGTAAGGGAATCAGATACTGAGTAGCCAGCACCACCAGTAGTAATCGTAACAGTAGCCACACCTGTACCAGACAAGGTAGCCACAGTTACAGTAGCAGCGGTGGTTCCACCAGACAGAGTAAGGATATCTCCTACATTGTATCCTGAGCCAGCAGCAGTTACTGTCAAGCCAGTGATAGCGCCACTAGAAACAGTCGAGACTGTAAAGGTAGCTCCTGTGCCGGGAGTAGACATACGATGGTAGATCAGCATTGGGTGAGCAGACTGAACTAGGTAGGCATGAGGCTCTGCGTCAACACCATCACCGTAGGGCAGAGCAGCCCCTTGCCAGTTGTTACCAGTAATCGTATATGTTAGGTCTGCGCTGTTAGCCTGATTACGCACAGTCTTGGTAGTCATAGTTGTAGTGCCAGTAAACAATCTATTATTACCAGCACTTAAAAACTGACTAGATCCATTATCAGTTAACTCAAACATAAACTCTACTGGGTTAGCAGCGCCTAAGTCTGTGTTGACTGCTGAGTTTACAGGTGTCCAGCCTCTACGAGCACCTATACGACCATAGCGGTCAATGACGCAGTTGTTAGCCTCTAGCGCAAAACCAGAAGACAACGATACTGCAGACTCTTGGATGTTTAGTCCAAAGAATCCGGGTGCTGCAATACTAGCGGTCTGCGAAGGAGAAGCCATTAGACAGCATCCCAAGTAAATTCATCTGGATAATGATTACCTTCATTAGCTACGTGATCTGCTAAGGAGGTCTGATATAAACTGTAAGCTTCTGAACTACTAAGTCCACCATCTTCACCACGTTCTGCTAGTGCTTTAGCGTAGGCTAAAAATATAACTGGTTCTGCTGGAACCTTGATCTGAGTGCTGTTTAGAACTAGCTCTGCTTGTGGCTTAATGATGTTAAAGTTAAGAATATAGTTACCATTAGGAATAGGATACAGATCTACCTGTGTGTCTCCATTAGAATCTACACCGTTAAAGTTATAGTAACGAGGAGAACCTAACTCAGGAGTTTGATTTAAAAACTTATTATTCATGTCGCTGGTAGAAGCATTCTCCATAAACCAATCGCTTGTATCGTTTATAACGTCAAAGACTCTGAATCGGATACCAGCATCAGTCATCACATAGTTAAATAGGTTAGCAGTAGTAGAAACAGTTAAGGTCTCAGACAGAGCGTTCCAGTTATAAGCATCCTCTACTTGTCTCTTAGCGTCATTAACAAACTTGCTAATAAGTTTGGAATAGGTAGTGTCAGTGATGGAAGTAACTTCGTTCTCACGAAGCCTAACCAGAACATCGTTGACTAATTCTAGATAAGTTTTGTTTGCCATTTAGCAATCCCATTTTCTTAGTGCTAATGCTTTGCGAGTAGGTCTTCCCTTCTCATCTTTCATAGGCCCCGGCACACCACTCATACGAGCACAGAAAGACTTTCTACGAGCAGCCTTCTTAGGAGACTTTGCAGCTTCCTTAGCAGACACTGGAGGCTTCAGGTTAGCACCTTCCTTGTTCTTAAAGTAAGCCCTGCCTTTAGCGTTTAAACCGCCTTCAGGGTTCTGATATACCTTCTTTACCATTATTTCTTCGCAGTCTTCTTAGCTTGTTTGAATGCCTTAGCAGTGGGTGCGCCTTTAGAACCTACCTTACGCATCTTCTCACCAGATCCCTCTGCTATCCGTTTTCGTTTAGCCCAGATATTAGAATAGAGTCCTTGTTTCATTTTTTAGCTTTCTTCTTTTTAGCTAAACCAGCCATCGATAAGCCAACAGCTATGGCCTGCTTCTGAGGCATACCTTCTTTACGAAGTTTGCTGATCTTTGCAGAAGCTGCTGCTTGTTTTCCCTTCTTAGTGTAAGGGTATTTCTTTCCGTCTACCATTGGCATACTATTCTCCTTAGAATTGGAACTGAACTGTCATCTCAGGCATGAACTCTACAGTTGCTATGTAGGTCACTGTCTGAGTACCTGAGTTTTGTACTCGAATTTGATCACCAGCTTGTAATACTACCTCTGTGTTACCATCTAGTAGAATAAACTCACCAGCACCTAAGTTCTTACCACCAACAATAAAATATTCAGTGTTGCTAGAAGAGTCGTACCAGTAAACCTTTGGAGTATCGTTACCAGTAAGACTAATAATATACATCATCTTCCAGAAACCAGTATTCTTAGTTGGTACTGTAAGAATAGTTGTCTTAGTAGTATCTGTTCTTGTGGCTACTGCTGATACTTTTCTGCTCATATTAACCTATTTTAAGAACTAAACTGAGTAACAGAACTACGATAAAACCAGTAGTCCCAAGCAGGATCTGTTCTAGTCTCTTAAGCCTAGCGTTGATGCCTGCATAGCGTTCAGCACATACTGCTTCATGGGTATCTAGCTGGCCTTTGACTTGGTCTGCTGTTGACATTATTCACCCCAGTTTTGGCTACCGATTACAGAAATCAATGCTTCTACATCTGTACAGCCTGTGATGGCTGCTTCGAGCCTATCACACTCAGCCACGATTGCTGCTCTCTTGGCAGCTATGATAGCAGGCACATCAATGTTACGCTCTGCCTTACGGACTACCATCCAATCGGTCTGGGCAAGCAACGATCCAGCAGTCTGCTTAACCTGAGCAGTCCATTGGCTCTTGAGTCCCTTGGTAACTACTTGATCCGTAGTGTCTTCCATTTCCTCTGTTGCTGGATTGTAGACTTGGACATACAAGGGAGTGCCGTCTTCCTTGACTTCTAAGCGGTCATCGAGCAGCTTAGGCAATGTAGGAGACCAGTAGAACCGCTGGTCATAATTCTCTGGATCTGCTACCTCTACGATACCTAGTTGCTCACGCAGGGCCGGATCACGCAAGTGTGGGTAGCGGACACCATTGATGGTGACTTCAGAATCTATTGAGATTGGGTTGCCATTGAGTTGAAACATTTGTTACCTCGCTAAAGAATACTTAAATGGGTTTTCAGCAAATGCCATATAAATGTGTGTTTGTCCAGATTGATTTACACCCGCAGTAGATGTTGCTCTAATTTTGAATCCGTTAGATAGAAAATCAATATCAGAATTAGCACCAGAACTTTCTGCATCAGAAAGGTCAGCATTCAATCTTAATAAAACAACATTAGAAGGGTTTCTTGCTGCATCATTTATAAACCAGTTGCTTGTTGCGCTAGAGCATTTTCTAATAACAAACCTAGGTCTAAAGCCCGTGTAAATAAATGGGCCGTCAGCGGCGGCATTGCCCGTGTAACTTCCAAAGGTGCTATACCCCGCTACTGGTGCGAATACATACGCTACCATTGTCCCGCCAGACGGATTTGTATTTGAGTTTTGACCAACATAAAAGACAGAAGATGTTGGCCTTGTATTGGCAAACCAATCGTTTGTTTCTGCCGCACCAGTAAGATTAAATCTAATGATTTGAGTAGCGGCTAATGATGGATGTATACAGCCCCAATCTGATGTAGAATCTCTACGCTTTGTAATTATAAATACTGGGGCTGTGCTTAATCCATGACCAACCGTTTGCGAAGCGGTAAAGTTACCCGTATAAGTAACAATCGAGAACCCGCTAGTCGTATTCGCCCTGACTGTGCTGGTTATAGTGCCAGAGGTGTTGGTAGCGTTAGAGCCGCCAGCGTTCCATGCCCAAGCAACATATGTGTCACTTGTTTTATTCCAGTTATCAAATGTACTTGTTCCGTTTGTGGCAGTAAATCCATCTGAGTCAAATGAAGATAAATATCCATATAAAGACTCGCTGTTGCCTCCAGAGCCTTCTGCATTTGTTGTGTTGGATTGTAAATACTTACCAAGACCAGCACCCCGAATAGCATCGTGCAGTCTATGACCAGAACCAGAGGAACGTGCTTTTTGCCATATAAAATCAGGTTGAAAACCAAGCCCAGTAAATGAACGAGTTGCGCCAGAACTTCCACCAGTACCAGTGTACGTTAATACATTCATATACTCCCCAGCCTGTGTAGTGCTAGTAGCACCGATGGTCGGCGTAGGCAGATTAGTTGTACACAATGCCTTAAAGCCAGAGGGGGCTGTGTAGGCAAAGGCACGTTGACCGAAGTTTCCGTTCAGGTCAATCAGGTTGTGAGCCGCCGCAAAGAATGTCCACTTGCCTGAGCCGATACCAGAGAGCGACTGAGCAGACCCAAGAATCGTGCCGTTCTTGTAAAAACTTACCTCGTTAGAATCTGCGTTATAAGCCACGCCAATTGTGTCGCTAGCAGATGGGGTCGCAAGACTAGTCTGCAAATCTGTTACCGTTGCTCCGACATTCTTCCGAATCTTTCCAAGAAACCCTGCGTAATGAACCGTGTTAATTCCAGCCACATCAAAAGAATAGTCTGACATTGCAGACAAATTTGATTCTGTGTCGCCAAGTCCAATTGCGTTGGTGAAGGTATTCGGTGATGTTCCGCTATCAAAGGTCACCTCAAAATACCACTTGCCTGATGTTGGGCAGGCAATGGTTGCAAACCCACTATGCCCGCCAGATGTTGATGACAAATACAAATTGCCGTTAGTTAGACTAGTGTATCCGTCTGCCTTCTTTAGTGCATTGAAGGTAGCGTAATTCCCACGCACCTCACCACCAACACCTGTGTCTGTACCGTATGCCGTAGGTGAATCTACTAGGATGTCTGCACCGACACCAGTAGTCCGTAGGTCTAGGTTGTTAGGCTGTAAGTTGTTGCCTGTGCCTGAGTGGTCATCCGTAACGTCTAAGGCGAACGGAGAGAATTGCTGATTGAGCGCCCCTCCGTTATTTGTTATTGTAAATGCATTTGTGCTGTTATCAACAAATGTACTAGACTGACAAGTTAATAAAACAGTATTTGTAATAGCGGTTAACTGAGATGTAGAAGGAGTAAAGTTTGAAGTGTAAACCGCACTTCCTTTTACAACCCGCACGTTTGAAATATATCCCGGAAAATAAGTAGCCGAAGATTGATGTGCATTAATTACTCTAAATTCTGCTGTACCACCATAATTTGTGTTATCTGTTTGGGTGCTTCCAACCTGAGTACCGTCTAAGAAGAAACGCAGACTTGTCCCAGACCTACTTACAGCAACGTGATACCAACGATTTGTTGTTAGCGCAGTTCCGAGTGTAAAGCCATAAGCCCCACCGCTTCCATAATACCAATAAAAAGACGTACTGTTGGCAAGTTGAAGCGCCCCATATGCACTAACTGAAGTATTGTAGCGACCAAAAAGGTATTGATTACTAAGCGAACCTGCCGTGGTTCCAAGAAACCAACCTTCTACACAAAAGTCTCCTGTCCCATATTGCCATGCGGAATTGCTTGGAACGCTTAAATAATCATTTGAACCATCAAAGTAACCAGACCAGTTACTTGCGGTTTTGAATGGCAGGTAGAACCCGTTAGTACCGTATGTGCCAGAGTAAGCCTTTGGCTTCCATACACCTGTGGCAGAATCAGTTTCACCAAACAAGGTAGAAACATTTAATGCTGCCCATGTAGTAGCGTTGTAAGTTGTACCGCCAACAGTAGGATAACCATCAAGAAAGTTTATTTCGGTCATGTAACCGTCAAAATACTGGCTAAATCCAGCACTAAACCCAATCTTGTGCGTGAAAGAAGCTGTGTTAATTTGTAATGCTTGGTTTAGCGTTGGATAGTTAAATGTCCCCGCAGTAATACGAGACCCATTAACGTACAGCCTGACTCTGTTGGAATCAGTAGCTTGTGTGGTGTCCACAGCAACAACAATGTGATACCACGCAGAAACATCCCGAAATACTTGGGATGTCTGTATTGTTATATTGGTGGTTCCGTTATATGTTGTCCAATATAGCGTATCTTGTAAAAAAGCAAAGTTTACATAATTTGCGCCTGAAGATTCGGAACCATAAAGCGTTTTATAACTAGCACTTGAAAGTGCAGTTCTTTTAACCCACATACTGTGAGTAAACGTAGTTTGACTTCCGCTGCTAGAAGGCGTTCTGGTTAGGCTAGGAGAGTCCGCAGAGTTAAACCGCAGACTGCGCTCTACTGCACCAGCGGGTGTACCAGCCGCAGAACCAAACCCTACTGGTAGGACGCTCAAGCTAGTGCTCCTGAGTTGACTACATAGACGTTAGTACCATCAGAGAAATAACTAAGCAGATATGTACCAGTGGCTGATATGGTTGTCAAAGCACCCGTGGCTACCTTGGTATTAGCATGGGCAGATACTGTGTAGTTAGATCCGTTAACTAGTAGGATAAACCCAGACTGACCAGCAGTGATGTTAGTAAAGGTCAGGGTAAAACTGCCTGTGGGTGTACACTTAAAGTTGTTAGTTACATTCATGTCGAATGAACCATCATTGTCGGTGGTGACTGTGCCACGCTGTGCGCCAGACCATGTTTGATCTGTATCTAGTGCTCCCCAGTTAGTCAAACCAATTAAGTCATCACCAGACTGAAGTTCTTGTACAGTTGTTCCGTTAAGAACTAAAGGGTATCTGTTAGCCATTTCTTATCCTTAGACGATTGATACTTGAATTGTTGAACCAGCCCTGTTTGTAACAGGTAAGTAGCCGTTGGCTAGTGAAACATCTGTGGTTGTGCCAGCACGAACTAAGATTTGTAGTTTAGTTGGAATAGTTGACCAAGAAGCAGCAGAACCATTAGTTGTTAAATACTTACCGTTGTTACCAGACTGTGAAGGTAAAGCATCTACGTTACCCCAAGTAACATCATAGTTTGTATTAGAGTTTTTAATTAAAGCCTGACCAGTGGTTCCACCAGCAACAATACCAACACCAGCAGGAATGCTAAAATCAAACACTGCTGCAGAGCTAGTGCCTGAGTTAGTCACTGATGCACTAGATCCGGGAGATCCTGTGGTAGTAGTTCCTACAGCAATCGTTGCAGCAGCCCCGGCAGCACCTGTAGCACCTGTTGCGCCAGTGGCTCCTGTTGCACCTGTTGCGCCTGTAGCACCTGTTGCACCTTGTGGAATACTAAAGTCAAATACAGCAGCAGAACTAGTGCCTGAGTTGGTAACAGTAGCTGAAGAGCCTGATGCACCTGTTGTTACAGTACCTACTGCAATTGTAGCAGCAGCGCCAGCAGCACCTGTGGATCCTGTAGCACCTGTAGCACCCGTAGGTACTCCCAGTGTCAGAGCATAAGTAGCATTATTATAGGAAGCAGTAGCAGAGGAGCCTGCAGATAGTGTAGTGGCTGTGACAGAAAAGCCAGTAGCCATGTTGATTGAAGCGTCACGAGCAGCTTCAGCAGCAGTTTGGGCAGCTTCTGCATTAGTCTCTGCAGTTTCTGCGTTAGTCTCTGCAGTTGCAGCAGCCGCCGCAGAAGCCTGAGCAGCTGCAGCAGCAGCGATTGCGCCAGTAGAATCATTCTCAGCGGCATCAGCACTGTCAGCAGCATCAGCGGCTCTATCAGCAGCTAAAGAAGCGTACTGTAGGGCTAGTGCAGCGGCATTGGCTGCATCTGCTGTTGCATCACCGGGACCTCCGGGACCACGATAGATAGCCATTTAATCTCCGTTAGTTTGCTTAAACAGACAGTATCTGCTTAAGAAAACTCCCCAGCCCTTGTGAGGCTGAGGAGAGCCGCTAGCTTATAAGCTATTAGGCAGGAAC